TTACTCTTCAATTTCCACTTCTGTGATCTGTGCTTCCGCTTCTGCTACTTCTTCAGCAGTTGCTGTTCCGACTTTGTTTCCGTTCGCGTCATATGTGTTCACAGTCCCGTCTTCGTTCTTTTCAAGTGCTCCATCAGGAACTCGATCTGTTGCGATTGCTTTCATTTTGTCCTCCTATTTGCTCAGATATTCTTTTGAACAGAATCCGATGTACTCTGTTCCGTCCAGTGTTACAGTGATATACAACCACTTCACTCCGTTCGCTACGTTGTAATATCCGTAGTTGTGTACCTTCGTTCCTTTTGGAATCAGGCACAGGGCTTTCTTGTTCTTTCCTGCGTCATTTCTGCAATACAGGTTTGCTGTTGTCGTGTAGGTTGCAGCCAGCTTTCTGTCGAACTTCTTCGCTCCACAGGTCGCCTTCACTGTCTTCGTGATCGGCTGGTCTGCTGGCTGTGTCTTGTCCGTGGTCGCTGCGGATCCGTTCAGGATCTTGTTGACTTCTGCCTGGATAACTTCCGGATCATATCCCGATGCCTTCAGGGCTTTCTTTCTGTCTTCGCCATTGCCCCACTGTCCGGCGATAACTTCGTGTGCGACGGTCGAAGTGCTCTTTCCTGCTACCTGAACCGGAGCGCTGACTGCTTTTGTCGTGTCGTACTTCGGCACAATAAAACCGCGGATATATCTGCCATTGATGGACACAGTTCTCTTCTTCACACTGTCGCTGTAGTTTCCTTCGGTCACTACGAAGTAGCCTGCTGACTTGTTGACATAGGTCACAGTTCCGACGTGATCCGGATTTCCTGTGTTATCTCCCTTTCCTGTATCTTCCCAGTCATACAACACAGCGTCTCCGATGCCTGGCACGTATGCGTCGTTCTCTACCCATACGCCCATCGCTTTCGCTGCCTCGATCAGATAATAGCATGAAATTTCAATCGGCATGATCGGCGTGTACTTCAGGGCTACCGCAAGCGCTGACCAAGTGCACGCGCACCAAGCCCAGCCGTATTCCATCTTTGTGCCGCGTGGAAGTTTGCCTACAAAACTGTTGTAGATGTCAATGATCGACTTGTATGATCCATCTGACTCCTTTTTTCCTACCCAGCTTTCCACAAGATCCACGACTGCCTGCCTTGAATACTTCACATTATCCACTTTTTTATCCACGTTTTTCACAGGATCGTACTGTGTCAGCTTGTACTGTGTGATCAGTGCGTACACATTCTTCACGTAACTGGAGCTTGTCGCATATCCATCCGCTTTGATCGTGTTCAGATATGTCTTCGGATCAGTGATTCCCTTCAGGTTGCTGTATCTGGTCAGCTGAATGAACTCGAAGTATCCTTTCACGCCCTCTTCCATGCTGCTGTATGCTCTGAAGTTGTCCTTGATCGTTGTCAGGGTTCCGGCCGTGTACTCTTCCTGTGTGGTCATGTTTACAGACTTGCCTTTCCAAGCAGTTCCGCATTTCAGACCGAAGTAGTTGTGATATACTGCTGCAAGTTTCGATTCTCCCCAGCCAGACTCCAGGATCGCCTGTGCAATAATCGGGCTGTACACCTTGATACCATACTGTGCCGCATACTTTTTCACGTATGCGGCGATCTTCTTGATAAATGTCTGTTTATCCATCTTTTACTCACCGTCTTTCTTCTGTGCTTTCTGTGTCAGGACTTCGATTGCATTCTGGATCACTCCTGGAAGTGGAATCCCCATCAATCCGGCGTTCTCTACAATGCTGATCAGCTCGTTCGCCATGAATCCGATGATCACGGCGTTCCTGATGTAGTCCACGCCGATCGCCAGATCCAAGCGGTATGCGATCAGAACGAACAGAAGTGTCACGCACTTCCTGCACAGTCCTTTCCAACCCGCGCGGCTCTCCAGTGCTCCGTTCTCCGACTTGTTGCTCTTGTGGAAGATGCCTGCTACTGCCAGGCCTGAAAGATAGTCGATCACCATGAAGATGATCAGTGTCACAAGAGCCTCGTCCCATCCTCCGAACGCTGCTGCGATTGCACTTCCTGCCACGCCTACGGCTGTGCAGATAGTTTCTTTTGTCATCATACTGTTATAACCTCCTCATTTTATACTCGATCTTGTCCAGATCGGTTTCTAATTGTTTACGTGCTTCTGAAAGATCATCGTCGAAGACTGCTCCTGCGATCTCCGCCTGTTCGATCAGGATAGCCTGCTTTCTGACGACTCCTGCCATCGCTTCGACTGCGCTGCACATCATGTCTACGATCTCCAGCAGGCTTCCAGATCCGCCTTCGTGCGGCTCCAGGTTACGCATACGCCTCTCCTGTGATGATCTCGTACTCTCTTTCTGTGATCTTCTTTCCGACCATGTTCTTCAGCATTTTCTTCGTCCAGAATCCTTTCTTGTAGAATACCTGGTATCTCTTCGCGATCGGACTCAGTTCTTCCTCTTCCTGATCTTCCTGATCTTCCTGATCTTCCTGCTTTCCTTCCGGATCTGTCTGGACGTCTTCTGCTTTCTGATCTTCTGCTGCTTCCTGGATCACTGCTTCAGTCTCTACAGTCTCCACTGTGTCTTTTTTCTTCGCTGCCATGCTCACTCCTCCTCTTCGTCGTCAATGTCGGTTCCTTCAGTTGCTTCTTCTACGGGCAGGTCGATGTCGGCCATCGCCGCCACATATTCAAGTGTCGCCTGCTGTTTCTCCAGCTGCGCCTGCATGTCTTCCCTTTCCCTCTGTTCTTTCACAGTTCTCTTTTTTCTGGTCATGGTCATGCTCATGTTTCTGATCCTCCTTCCATAAATCTGCATAGTATTTGTTCATCCGGTTGATCAGCTTTGTGGAATTGCCTTTCTCTGCGTGTGCTTTCCAGGCTTTGAAACACTCGTCAACCTTCTTTCTGGTCATCTTGCCCTTCTTTACCAGGCCGACCATACGCCGGAGCTTCTTTCGCTCCTGCTTGACATTGTTCGGATCTATTATCCGGATAACTTTTCCTGTGCTCGTCAGCCTGTGCGTGAAGCCCAGGAACTTGATTCCGTCTTTGATCGGATAGATCCTCGTCTTCTTCGGATGCAGCTCGAACTCTCTTTCGTTCAGATAGGCTTCTATTGCGTTCCGGCGGCATTGCAATTCTTCGACAGTCTCTCCAAACATTTGAAAGTCGTCCATATATCTCTCGAACTCTTTCGTGTGAAGCTGCTCCTTGACCATGTGATCCATTGGATCCAGGACTGATATACCTGCGATCTGGATCATCTGGCTTCCCGGATTATAACCCTTCTCTCCTTCGTACTGTTCGCGAAGGATCTTTTCAGTCATCTCGTAGATCACCGGAGGCAGTTTCTTCCGGAACGTCTCCTCTGCTACTTTGTGGCTCATGTTTGGGTAATATCCGCGTATATCGCATTGTAAGACATAGCCTTCCAGGCCGTGCAGCCTGTACCAGTGTTTCAGGAACTCGTCCAGCAGATCCTCCGCCGCATCCGTTCCTTTCCCCTTCTGGCAGGCCATATTCGCATGTATGAACGATTGCGTCATAATCGGATATATTACATTGTCGTTCAATGATCTCTGGTACACGCGATCCCTGAATGCTATGCTCACAGCTTCTCTTCTTTTCGGATGTGTGATCTCGAACTTCTTCGGCGGCCGTGGCTTGTACGTGTCACCTTTTAGCTGATCTCTCAGCTTCAACGACTGCTCTACTCCATTCAAGTAGAAACTAGCCGCAGAGTCCTTCCAGAGCACGCCCTTCTTGCATCGGTGCATTGATTTATACAGCGCCGGGAAGCCGATCACCTGCTCCTTGATGTCTTCATCCATATAATTCACCTATTATTCTGTTGTTTCCGCCGCGTATATAGCGCCATGCTTCTCTGAAGCATCTTACATCACGACAGTGTTGTTCACCTGTTTCCAGGTATGGATTTCGGCTCCTTGCGTCTATCACTCGCAGACACCGCGCCTACAGCGCGGCTTCTTGTCCACTTATCTGCGCAATCCGGGGCGAAGCGATTGCTGTTCACTGCGTTGTTGTTGTTGACGTTGCCGGACGCGTTCACATTCCACGTATTGTTCGCGTTGCCTCTGTTCGCACTGCGCAACCGCACGTTCTGCGCGCAGCCTACATCCATATACTTATCGCTGCTCTTGTGAGTAGCGTTTTGTATCTGATTCAATCCAGGATCTTATCAGGGTTCTGACTTCTATCGTTCTTTCTCCCCAGTATTCGATCCGTTTCAGTTTCAGATGAAACAGAGTCTGTGCCATCTGCATAAGTGCCAGGAGATTGTTGCAGTCGTTCGCTGCCTGTTCCTGAAGTCTTCTTCGTTCCTTCCGTTTTTCTTCGTCTTTTCCCACTCTGATGTTGTTCGCTGTCCAGCAGTGTATAAAAATATCTTTTGCTGTCCGAATGATGTCGTCTGTGAGTGCGTGCTGATATTCCGGAAGGAATACCTTTTTGTTACAGCAGATTTTAACTGTATAGATACTCAGCATGTTCGCTTTTGTAAGCACTGTGAACTTGCCTTTCCCTCTCTGCCCTTCCGGTACTGACATTTCTTTCTTCGTCCTTTCCTCTCCGGCATCCGTGGGTGCCGGAGATTATGTGATGGCTTTAGCAGATGACGCAAGCCGGGGCGAAGCGAATGCTGCTCACTGCGTTGCTGTTGCCGACGTAGCCGGACGCGTTCACACACCACGTATCGTACGCGTAGCCTCTGCTCGCACTGCGCAACCGCACGTACCGCGCCGAAGTCTTTCCATCAATGCCGTATGTGATCGGGTGGCCTCCTTCTGCGAATGTCTTATACCACGGTGTCGGTGTGCTGCGTTCGACAGCCTGCTTCCAATAGTCCCAGGCTTCTCCCTCAACGCCTGACGCCTGTGGTGTGATGAACTCCTGCTCTAATGATGCAAGGAAGATCTTGTCGTATGTGTCTTCGTAGGTTCCTACGGCTGCATCTGTGACTGTGTTCAATGCTGTACGCACTCTCACTGGTTTGATCGCGTTCAGGAAGTCGTCTGAATATCCTGACAGGAATCCAGGTTTCGACGCAAGCTCTGCGGGCGGTCTGTCCCACTTGTGCTGTGGTTCCCACCACTGGCCTGCTGCCTTCGCGCTGTTCAGATACTGTCTGATCGCTGACTGACTCCATCTGTTGTATCCATATGCTACACTCTGCAAGCTGTTCAGCTTTCCATCTCCTGTGAATGACAGGGTTCCCAGGTTTGTTCCATTGGATCCGGCTGTCGGTTTTACTGTCTCGATCGGTGTCGTGCTCTTCGCGTCTGTGAATGTCTGCACTGTCCACTCTGACGGTGCTTTATCCGGCATTGAATAGAATCCTGCGATCTGTCCGCCTTTTGGGACAGGCTTGCTCAATGTGAACTGGTACTGCTCGTTCTTCTTGCAGTTCGTTCCCCAGTTATCGCCTACGATGATGTTATAAGTTCCTGCTGCCAGCTCTGTCTCTGCGTAGTAGAACGCTTCTGCTGCATCGAACTGAACTCCGAATGGTGAACAGAAATGCCACTGAATGTACATGCCTGGAACTTTGTCTCCGTTCTTCAGGTCGACATCCGCAAAATGCACAATATCATGCGGCACGTTGTAGCTTTTTGATCCGTCTGTCCAGTCAATGTTCAGCTGATCCCCGATGTCCATTAACACGCTGCCATATCCATCTCTTACAATCTTAGCGATCGAAGACATCTGCGACGCAAGTGCTGCGATCTGATCCCTTGCTGCCGCTTCTGAAATGGCTGTCTGCCGCTTCATTTCCGCCAGCATCTGCAATCCTACTTCATTTGTCAATAATTTACCCATTTAGTCCTCCTTCTGGCATATATCGCCGTCTTCGTCTATGTACAGTCCGATCTCGTCGAACTGCCCTCTGATTGCTGCCCCCAGTGTGCTGTATGTCTTTCCTTTTCTGTCCACTCTTGCGTCTGCGATCTCTCCTTCAGCCGATCCGGTATAATCTGCAAGTGCAGCGTCCAGTCTCGCCTTCAGCTGCTCGTTTTCTTTTTTCAGATCCTCGATGCTGGTCTTGTTGTCCGCGATCTGCTTTGTAGATCCCTGTATGCTTTCTTTTGCCAGGTTTGCCTGGCTGTATGCGTTCTGTGCGTTCTGCATATAGGTCTGTGCGTTTCTTTCGGACGCAGCTGCATTTGTTTCGTGATTCTGTGCTTTCTCCAGCGTCTCGCTGCACAGGTTCTGGATCTGCATGTACCATACCTGTCCAGTCGGTTCCACCATGATGTCGGATCCGTTCATTCCGTCAAATACTTCCACCTCGACAGGCATGGTCTTCATTACATACTCGTCGCCTGCAAACTCGATGCAGAAGGACAGTGTGCCAGGATCCTGAAGCGCTCCGCCAGGAACTACCCAGCCGAACAGAAGATACTCTTCATTTCTTCTTACATTGATCACTTTGTTGATATCTGATATTCCTGTCTCTGTGACATAGATCACTTCGATGTTTTTCTCTGACAGGTCGATGCCGTCGTAGTATCGCGGCATCTGGAAGGCGATATACTGTGAATTTCTCTCTCCGGAGATCAGTGTCTGCTTCCGGATCACTGAGATGCTTTTATCTTCCTTTGATACCTCGAAAATCATGTCATCACTGTAGCTGTTTGAATGATCATATCCGTCCATGTACTCATAGACTTCGTTCATGCTCCTTCACCTCCTTCTACTTCGTTCTCTTCCACACATACACAGCCAAGTATGGCGGCATGTTGTTGTGTGCCTGTCCGCCTCCTGTGTTGCTTGTTGCTACTGCTCCACCGGATCCTGTGTTCCCTGTTCCTGCTGCATTACTTGTCAGCGTTCCGGATCCGCCGATTGTAATACTATGAGCATGTGATCCGTTTTTCGTCGTTCCGTGTGTCGTTTTCGCGCTGGCTGCCTGCGCTGCATATCTCGCTGTTCCTGATGCAGCATTCTTGTTTCTGTCGACATTATGGCTATGTTCTCCATTTGTCGAACAGCTCGCTGAATGACCGTGTGAATTGATCGTGTGTGTATGTGATGGGCCTGTATGCGTATGTTCCCCGCCTGTATGACTGTGCGCAGGAATCTGTGCTGTAGTCAGTGTTACGTTCTCACTGCCTCCTGTTGTTCCTGCTGCATGGCTTCCGTCTCTTGCAAGCAAGAACTTACCCTGGATCTCTTCCCATGTTCCTCCGAATAGGTTTGCCGGATTGACGCTGATCACGCTCATGTAGATCGCTCCTACCGGATATATCAGATCGAACATCCCTGATAATGTCGGCATCAGCACGAACAGCTTTTTCACATCCGTAATGTTCAGATTGTTCAGTGTAACTTCATACAGTGGAAAGTCGTCGATTGTATCTCCTTCGTATAAGTTTCCGCTTTTCAATGCTGGCCTTGCTGGTGTCTGTCCCGTGTTGACTGATGTGCCTTGCAGGACGATCAGCTCTGCGCTTTCCACTCCTGTCGAAGCGTCCTGCTTATATCTGATCGCAATGACGTCTTTTCTTGTCTTTCCCTGTGTCCCATTGTTGATAGTTGCTTTTTCTGTGGCATTGGTCGGTATGTTGATATGTCTTCCCTGGTTTACCAGGTCGCCGCTGCCTATCGTGATCTCGTTGCTGCTTTCTACGCTTGCGTCAAACATTGTCCCGGTACGCATCACATACTTTCCTGTTCCGCAGACTCCGGCATGGTACAGCGCGTCGTCTGCTGCCGTAACATGCCCGTGGCCTGCATATCCTGTTATTAAATGCACCATGTTAATTCACCTCGTATGTTATAGTCACATCATCATTGTTTATCTTGATGATCTTTTTGCATACTTCCTGGACTGCCGTGATCCCCGTCGTTTCCTCGCTGGTTCCCACGATGTCTCCCACGTCGTATACTTGCTCTGTTTCTTCCAGGGCGATCTTCATGTCATCGGCCTGGTGTGCTTCCTCCATTCGTTCCACAGCGTTCTGTACCATGACGGCGTACTGATCCGTGACCATTTTGAAGTATTTGTTCGCCGTCCACGCAGGTGCTACAGTTTCATCTGTTTCGCTGTAGTATTTGTTCTGACTCCATGACGGGGCCGCGTTGTCGTTCTGCGTGTAGTATTTGTTCGCGCTCCATGCCGGAGCGCTGACTGTGTTTACTTCTGTGTAATAGTGGTTTGCCTTCCAGGCTGGCGGTACTTCGTAAGAAATCCGGGTGTAGTATGTCTTCGCTCTCCATGCCGGAGCCTTTTTCTTCTTCGTTTTGCTGACATTTTCGTATCCGCCTTTTTTCTTCTTTTTGTAGTAAGATGTGCAGCTGTCCGCCCAGTCGGTCGGTTTTCTTGTCTGCAATACATACCTGTACTTTGTGATCCCACTGACGTTCTGGTATTTGCTCGTTACTCCATCACTGTAGAACTCAAAATAGTTTTTATAGTTCTTTGACCAGTCAGAAGGCTTCTTTGCCTGCTTTCTGTACGTTGTCTTCTCCACACCTTTTACGGAAGGGTAACTGCTCCCATTCTTAGTGAAATAGTCTTCGTACTTTGTGCCCCAGTCAGAAGGCTGCGACGTCTGAAGCTGCATTACTGTCTGCCCTTCTACGTTTTTGTACGTGTTTCCACTTTTCACATAGTATTCTGAAAAGTTTACGGCCCAGTCATACGGCTGGATCTTCTGGAGCTTATACCCGACCTCTACTTCTTCCACCTCTTTGAACTTGTCTTTGTCGTCCTGGAAGAAGTATGCTGTACTGTTCTTTTTCCAGTCAGAAGGCTGCGTGCTCAGCAAGATATAGTTCTCTGTGATCTCTGCGTTCGGATAGTCCAGGATCTCCACCACTTCGTCCTCTCCGTCCATCACTTTCCTGCTTGTTCCCAGGATGTAGTCACTATCCTGAAGCGGGATGTCTTTCGTTGCGTATGGCTGTATGCCTCCATTTTCGTCACAAAAAAGATGGATCACAGCTCTGTTCTTCAGATCTCCCTGTCCCAGGCATATGATGTGGTTCACTGGCCTGTAGTTTTTTTCGATCGTGAAGTCCACCTGTGCTGTGTTGAACTCTTCGTCCTGACTGTAGTCTTGCCGAAGCTGTGCGCTCAGGACTACCTTTTTATTTTTCCAGATGATATTCAGCTTTGCGTCTGCGTCTTTCAGCATCTTGCAAATTCCGGTGTAGGCGTCTATGTATCTGTCCATCTGGAATGCCTGGATCTGTATTCCTGTGTCTTCTGTTGACGCTTCAAACAGGTCGCCCAGGTCTATCCGGTCAATGATCGTTTGCAACACTTTGTTCGCTTCTCCGTCAAATACTGCGTAGTCCTGTCCGTCCTCCGGACAGATGATCTTCTTTTCCAGTATTCCGTGCCAGGTTCTTCCAGAGTACGTGATCTCGTCTTTCTCTGTGTTTACTTTTACTTTGTCGACGATCCCGCCGTACTCCTCGCCTTCGACATACAGGAAGAAACCTTCTGTACAGCAATGACTTCCGCGGTCGATCGTACATGTGAAGTTGTTTTCATCGGATCCATATGCCATGTCCAGCTCGTAGGCGTCCATGACTCCCTGGTCTATTCTGTTTTCGTCCGCATATATCAGATCCATTCCGGTTCCCCTCTTTCATCGTACAGTGTGACGTCTGCCTGCATCTCTTTGCTTCTCAACACCGCAAGCGTTCCTTCTGGTATTTTCTGGAAGATATTGTTCTCTCTGTCCCTCCTGTCAAAGATGTTTGTCTCTTCTCCTGTGATCGAATACTGTCTGATCTTCTTTGTGATCGAATTTACCGTTGCGTATTCTCCCTCTTTCAGTGTTGTCTCCAGTCCGTAAACATTCCCGCCTATAGTGATCTGTGGATCCACTGCTGCGCCGTAGAATGTCAGCTCGAAATTTGCTTCTCCGATGCACTTGTTCTCCAGGACTTCAAGAATGTCACTTCTGTCGTAGTCATATCCGTAGTCTCGCGGATAGTCCAGTGTCCCGGTTTCGTTTGCCTGCGCTCTGTACTGGTATGTTGTTCTCCTGATCCAGGAAGGATTGACGCTCAGGAACTCAATTTCATGCTCCACGCTTTCAAACAGTTCTTCGTAGTCGTCGTTCGATGTCGAATACACGAACCCTTCCTTGAAAAAATTGTTCCACCAGATCTTTCCCGGCGTCATGTTCCTGACGTCCTTCTCGAAGATCCTATGCATCGTGTACATGATCGTGTTGAACTCTTCTTTGTCTGCTGCCATGATACTCAGCTTCATCTTTGCCGTCTGTACGTTCTTGTAGAACCTTTTCACGCGTGCCAAGCCATTGACGCCTGATATTGTAGTATAGCTCCATGTATTCCGTGTCAGTGCCTCCGGATCTTGTGCATAGATTCCGTTCTGCATAAGGTTCAGGATCGTTCCGTCTGCCGCTTCATAATACAGCTGCATCATACATACCCCCTGACTACTCTTCCCAGCTGTCTGCCGTCCAGCTCCAGCGTGGTGTTCGTTCTTGCACATGCGTTTGCGATCTTATCCGCCAAGAGGTCATAGTCTAGTGCACTGTTTCCGACTACTGACTCCACTGCTGCCTGTACATATCCCTGTAACACGTCGATCGGTGCTACTGCTTCATATCCGGCTTCTCCTCCTACCATTCTGTTTCCAGTTGCGGTATTGATTCCGAACGAAGTTGCTTTCTTCAGGACTGCGCCCTGCGCATACCAGTCGATGCCGATGGAAGGCGCTGTTCCTTTTCCTGCGATACCGTACGGCGGCGTACCTCCAGATATACGGAAGTGTGGCAGGTTAATGTGCGGCAGTGATATATGCAGTCCGGAGAACAGCCCTTTGATTCCTGACACCAAGTTCGCCAGTGTGTTCTTCGCAGTCTGGATCGGGCTTGTGATCGCTGACTGGATTCCGCTGAAGATGCTCGACACTGTTGACCTGATTCCTCCGAAGACAGATGTCATCGTGCTGCGTATTCCGTTCACTGTCGTACTGACAGCTGACTTCGCCGCATTGATCGGCGTTGTCACGGCTGTCTTGATCCCGTTCCATACTGATGATGTCACTGATCTGATTCCGTTCCACACTGTTGTTACAGTTGTTCTAACCGCATTCACTACTGTAGATACTGTCGACTTGATTCCATTCCATACAGTCGTCACAGCTGTCTTTGTTGCATTCACAGCTGTTGTCACCGCTGTCTTCATTGCATTGAACGCAGTCGATGCTGCTGTACTAATCGCATTCACGACAGTGGTCACAACCGACTTCATCGTATTAAATACATTACTTACGACTGCACTCGCTGTACTTACTGCCGTCGATATGGCCGACTTTATCGCCTCGAATACCGTTACTACTGTGTCCCTCACGGTCGTCACGACAGTGATCACAACCGACTTCATTACCTCGAACGCCTGGTTTACGATATTCCGGAAGGTTTCACTGTTGTTGTAGGCATATACCAGCCCGGCCGCCAGTGCTGCCAGTGCTGTCACTACCAGGAAGATCGGGTTTGCCAGCATCGTCGTATTTAGCAGTGCAAAAGCCTTCTGCACCACACTTATGACTGAACTGATAGCCAGCGCTGTCGCAAGTATTCCAAGTCCGGCAGCTACCCCAACGATCACAGCCTGAAGTTCAGGACTGCTCTGCACCACCTGCGCGATCTTCGTTACAACTTCCGCCACTTGCTTCACTACGTCCGATATAACTGGCACGAACGTCTGTGACAGTGCCAGGCTCACGTTGTTGGTTGCCTGGCTCCATGAATCCTGCATCGTGGTCGCGCCTTCTGTCGTCCCTTCCAGCGCCCCCTCATTGTTCTGAAGGGCCTCTGTCCATTTGTCAATCTGGAAATTGCCGTTCTGGATATTCACGGCCAGCTCCTGCGCCGCTTTCTTTCCGAAGATGTCTTCCACTGTCTTTCCAGTGTCTCCGACCTGTGCCTGTAATGCTTCCGATACCGTGTCGCACTCTCCGATGGCTTTGATTGCTTCCTGGAAGGTTCCTGGTACGTCCTTCGTGACGCCGGACAGGTTTGTCACTGCCTTCGTCATTCCACCCATTACAGAACCGACATTTGCGCCGCTGTCTGAAAGACTGATCAGCAATGCCAGGGCGTCCGTTGTGTCATATCCTAACTCCTGGAATGCCGTGCTGTTATTTGTGAGATAGCCTGTCAGATCGTCCACTGACATCTGGCAGCTCTGGTTTGCTGTGGTCAGATCGTCCAGCAATCCATCCACATCGTCAATGCCAAGCCCCCACCTTTTTGTCACGTTCGCGATCGAATCGACCGCCTTCGTTCCGTCTGTTCCTGTGTGCTTTGCGAAGTTTGCGATCTTCTCTGTGACTCCTGCTGCCTGATCTCCTGTGATCCCGAACCTAGTATTCAGTTCTGCCAGGATATTCGATACATCCGTGAGACTGGAGTCTTTGTCTGCTATGTTGCCGTATGCTTTTTTTGCTGCGTCTCCCAGTTCTTCCAGTGCATCTCCTGAAGCTCCTGTTCCCTCTACGATAGCTGCTTCTGCTTCGTCGAAGGACTGTGCCATGTCCAGCGCTTCCTGTGCGATGTCACTGATTGCACTGGCAATTCCTGCATTGACCAGGATCTCTGCCATGCTGTCGACCTTTTCTCCAGCTGTGTCTGCTGCATCTCCCTGGTCGTTCATGGCGTCGTTTGTGTCGCTGACCTGGTGCATCAGGTTCTGTTCTTCCACCTGTGCATATGTCAGCTGATTCTCCAGTTTCTGCACTTCCGCGCTGTCGTCGCCGTAAATATCGCGGGCGACTTCCAGCTTTTCGGTCAGTGCTTCCTGTTTGTCTCTGTTCGCTTCCAGCTGCTGCTGTAGCAGCTCGCTCTTATTCTGTAGATATTCTGTGCTGTCCCCTGTGTTCTGGAACTGTGCCTCGTTCAGCTTCATCTCCGCACGCAAGGAACTCATTTCGCTGTTTGCGTCTTTGATCGCGGCAGTAAAGTCGGAAGTTTCTGCCGTGAACTGTATCTTTGCTTCGTTTTTGCTACCTGCCACGCCGTTCTCCCTCCTTCTCTATCGCGTACCGTAGCCATCTGTCATATGCTGCCTTGTTCCTCAATACTGCATCCAGGAACCGCAGATCATTTTCCCAGAACGTGTTCTCCGGGATCTCCATGATGATGACGTAGAATGTGTAGTAGTCTTCTATTTCGTATAGCTCGAATTTTGGAAGTTTGATGCCTCTTCCGGCCCCTATCTTCTTCGCTGCTTTCTCGAAGGCTGCTGCAAATTCTGTTTTTTTTCCTGTATTCCGAACAGCTGCTGAAATACCCTTCCGAACTCTTCTCTGTTGTCTGTCAGGTTATGAAGGAACGTGATCAGATCAGGTATATCTTCTCCGACATGTGCACATGCGTATGCGATGTACAGCACTTCTCCCATTTCAACCTCATTAAGCCCTGCGTTCTTTCCCTGCATTTTTTTGTACAGTTCAAAATAGCGATCTGACAGATCTTTTCTACTCTTTGACAGTTCTGCAAGTGCTCCCAGGTTCAGAGTCAGGTCGATCTTGTTTCCGTCCTGTGTGCTGATTTGGTAAAATTTTGCCATGTCTCTGTTCTCCCTTCTTCTACTGTCCGTTTTCTGATACAGGAACCACTGTGCTCTGTACCAATGATGTCTCGAAGTGTTCCAGCCACTTTTTTGCTGTCTCTTCGTCCAGTTCACTCTTCAGTGCTTCGTACATGCACTCTCCGTTGTCGTCCGGAAGAAGTGTGATCGTAAGCTCCAGCTCTGGAACTTCTTCCTGCCCGTTCTCGACAGATCTCTTCGGGCCACTTTCCAGAATGCAGCGTGGGTATGCTTTAAACTTTTCTTCGTCATCTTCGTCCAGGACTCTCTGTGTGATAGAAAATTCCGGATGACTGCTGTTCTGTCCGTATGCGTACACGCCTTCCTTCAGGTTTGCCCTTTTCATGTCGTACATTTTGTTGTAGATATCTCGCGGCACGTGAAGAGATTCTGTGAGGGTTCCGCTTCCGGTTCCTTTTACCTTCTCTTTTGCTTTCACTCCGCGGCATTTCTTCGTGATAACTTTGACTTCCAGTTCTTCCTCACTGGATCCGACGCAGCTCATAGTCGAATAATTTTCTTCGCCCGCCACTTTGATCCACTGTTCTTTCACTTCAAATTCTGAAAAAACACCTTTTGTCATGTTCTGCTCCTCCTTAAAATTCTTCTGTCAGGTGTCCGATGCACAGCTCCATAATGCGATCGCTCGCACTCTCTGCACCGGACGCCATAAACTGCTGATTTCCAGCATGTTTCTTTGTGTTGCTTCCGTCATCTGGAAAATACAGATAGTTGTATGCGCTCACGGTCTTGATCGTAACCGACAGCATACCGTCTTCCTGTGTGAATGGCTGTGCTGTGCTTGCTGGTGCTTTCTTTCCCTTCCAGTGCCTTCCTGATGCTGGAAGAATCCTCATGATCTGGTCGTTGATTTCTTTCGCACCTTCTCCATGCAGCACGTCGTTGATCTGCCGCGCAGCTCCTTCTCCGTATTCCTCCATCTTCTGCTGAAGTTCGTCCAGCTCCTGTGCGTCCAGCTCAAACGTTGCCATATCAGCACCTCTTTTCCGGATGGAATAACGTGATTGTGGCAATCTCCACAACCATGTCTGTGTTGTTCTTGAATGTATAGTTGTACTCGACCGGATCCGCAGTCGCTTTCAGCTTCGCACCTTTCTGTGCCTCCAGAGTCTCGATCACTTTCTGTATGTACCCTTCCGGGATATAGTCCTCATGTACTACATGCACCTGGTAGAATGTCTGGTAGTCCACCCGGTTCGACGCTTTATCCGTCTTTTTTCGGTTGAACACAAAATAGTTCCATTCCTTCAGGTTCTTTTCCCTGCACGCCCCGTAGTAGGCTCCCGCCATCGGAACCTCAGTGCTTTTCGCCAGTTCTTCAAGCGTGTTCTTTGTGGCCGTCAATACGCTGCTCATTTGATCGTCCTCTCTTCCTCCAGATACAGATACATTTCTTTCGCTGTCCTGTCGTGGTCTATATTGATGATGCTGTACAGCTTGTCTCCGATCGTGATCTTCTTTGTGCTGTCCACTTTTTCGTTCGATCTGGTCTTCACTTTCATTGACAGGCTGCGCCCGATGCTTTCTGCGAACTGAATGTCTTCATCCCTCTTTGACCTTTCTTCGTATGCCAGCTTCAGGATCTTGTTCAGGTCTTTCATGCTTCTGGCATTCTTCACTGCTGAAAAGTCTGTGTCCTGCTGCCGCTGTTCGCACACATACAGCATTCCGTCGTTGTACCTACTGAACCTACTCTTCATGCGCTGCTCCTTTCACTCTGTTGTAGTGCCGGATCCGCAGGATCTCCTTTCTGTACGCGTCCTCGAACTCGTTCAGGCAGTCGTTCCATGCGTACAGCATGTAGTTCAGGTACAGTCTTCTCTGCATACCAGGGGCGAAGTAGTTTCCTTCTGCCCCCAGGATATGATTCAGTTCTACTTCTGCATCCATCATCATGTCGATGATCTTGTCATCGGTGTCAGAGTCTGACCACGTGATATTCAGATGCCGCTTCACCTGTTTCAGGCAGTCGGCTGGCATATTATCCCTGTTCAGCACTCTTTCTCACCTCTTTCTCAGGCTGTTGCGTCCGGTGTGCCTTCCACCTGGATGTATGCAGCCTTCAACTTGCTGATGTCCAGAAGGATTGCTACGGTGTTGTCGTATGCTTTACCCATTCCGTGAAGTTTGATCTTGAACACTCTCTGATCAGCCAGGAACTTGAACTCGTCACTGTATTCCAGTGTGCCGTCCTTGCTGGTTCCAAGTCCCATGAAATACTCTTCTGGAAGCACCAGAAGGGCCTTTCCTGTTTCCATCTCTGAAGATCTGATCACTTCTGTCGGGAACGGGAACACGCTTGTTGTATAGCTTCCGATTGCTGACAGAACTGTGGTCGCTGGCATGATCTTACTCAGATAGTCCTGCATGTTGCAGATCAGTGTTACCTGATCGAATACACGGTTGTTTCCTTTCTCTGTCTTTGCAAGTGTCGCCAGGACTTTTCCATACTCTTCCGGCATAAAGCTGGTTAATGCGACAGCCTTCTTCTGCGGATATCCTGTCTCACTGTTTACGCTCACGCCTTTGTGAATATCTCTGTCCATTCCGATCGGGCATTTATGTCCGTTTCCGGAAATGATTGCTTTTTCAAGTGCCTTTGCAAGCGCCTCTTTCAAGAACGCACGGATATATGCATCCAGGAATACCGGGCCAAGTTCCAGCATATCCTTCTCGATAATCGCGAACGCTGATAACTTGCACTGTTTGATTTCTACAGTCTTAAATGCAGATGTGATCTGCTTTGTGATCTCGTCGTTGACGTCTCCCCATACCGCAGAATCTGCTGTGTGATCGTTCAGGATCCATCTTGTGAGGTACTGAACTGACACAAAATTGATTCTTGCAAGCAGCGGATGCTCTTCTGTCAATTCTTTGTATACGTCTTCGATGATTGTTGTCGGCATAACCTCTGGTGTCAGAAGGCCGTTCATAGCCTGCACAGTCTTCTGTTTTCCTGCCTCGATGACTTTCTCGTAGTATTTCTGTTCCGTCGCTGTAAGCACGCGGAACCCTCTCTGAAGCAGCACCTCTTTATCTCCGTGTGCGCTTTCAAAATCTGCCTGCACAGTGCTGGCGATGCTTTCTCCGAATTTCTCGAAGGCTGCTGTGATGTTCTCTTTGTTTCCGCTTTCGATAGCGGACTGCATAGCGACAACTGCGTCGCGAACTGCTGAATTTGCCTTAAACATTACTTTTGTGTCCTCCTTAAATTAAATTTGTGAATAATGTTTTCAAAAAGTTTTCCTCTGGTTTCGGATCGCCAGTCTGTTTCTGGCCGTCAAGATGCTGTGGATCACCTGCTTTCTTCATGCCGTCCAGTGTTGCCTGGATATTGTCAAGTTTCTGCATGATTGCATCGCCTTTCTGGTGCTGCTGTGCTCCCAGTACGGCCTGTCTGATCATGTTGAAGGCTGTCTGCTGTGTTTCTTCGTCCTCTTCTTCCTGGTCTGCGATCTCTGTCGCGAAGCCGAAGTCAAGGCATTCCTGCGCCGTCATCCATGTTTCAGCGTTCATCTTTTCCTTGATCTCGTCCTCTGTCAGATTGCATACAGACTTGTACGCCTCGATGCTGGACTGATTGATCTTGTCATTGTCTTCTGCTGCCTTTCGCATCTCTTCACTGTTGGCATATCCAAGATATGACATGCAGTTATGGATCATCAGAAGGGCGATTGCTCCCATCGTTCTGACGTCTCCTGCACAGAATACGATTGTCGCAGCAGAACATGCGAAGCCGTCGCAAAATGTATGAATCTGTGCACTGTGACGTTTCAGGCTCGAATAGATGGCCAGGGCTTCCGCCACTTCTCCTCCGTAGCTGTTGATGTACACGTTGATCGTGTCCACGTCCAGCCCTTCGATTGCCTGCTTTACGTCTCGCGCAGACACTTCTCCTTCACTGCATCCCCAGTTCCTGTACAGTTCTGCTGCTGATGTGATGTCTCCGTAAATGTTGATGTCTGCTGTCCTTGTTTCTGCATTCTCTACGATCTGGTATACTGCTTTTCGTTTCATGCTTTGTTTTCACCTCCTTCTGTCCCCTTCAGGAATCTTCCGATCTCCTCGAAGTTCTTCGTGATGAAGTGCTTGCGACTCCATTCTGTATTCAGCGGCGCCATTCCTAGCTCTTCGCGTACCTCGTCGATGCAGTACGTTCCGGAGCTGATCAGGTTGGATATGCCTGCCGCTATGTTGAACAGGTCACGATGCTGGATCTTGCCTGTGTCAACCATGTAGAAGTTGCCTTTTATGTAGTTCTCTGCTCCTCCGCGTTTGTTCAGTCCTTCCGTGATCATGTCTGCGTATGGATCCACGCCGAAGGACAGGAACGCTCCTACGACCTCCGACATGTTCGTGATGTTCCCTGTCATCATTGATTCAGGTATGTGCATCGCGCCCGCTACCGTCTTGAATAGATCACTCCGGAGCTGTACGAAGTCCGCTGAACTCTTTGCTGATGTCGTAGCCTTGTCCGGTTCCAGGCTGTAGCCGTCAAATTCCGGATAGACCGCATTGTCAGATTCTATATAGCTTTTCAGCTGCTCAGATATTTCGTTCTCAAACTCTTTCTCGAACTCCTCGTCTCCAGACTTCACTCCGTCAATATGGATCTTGTACTTCTGTCCGTTGGTCTTCTTGAACGCCTGTGCTGCTGCCGACATGATCTTCCCGTACTCTTCGTACATACCGTCGATCAGCTGCTTCACGTTGATATTGTCCAGCGTGAACATGTAACAGTCGTTTTGTGTGAATGTCTTGTTGAACTGGAAATTCCCTGTTGTTACTCCGCTGTAGATGTCTCCCAGGATCGGACGCTCCTGCTCCCTGATCCATGAGTCTGCACAGTACAGCTTCCCGGCCGCATCCACCACCAGGGCCTTTCCTTCCCTGATCGCCTTGTTGATGACCTTGTGCCAAAAGATTGAACTTGTCTCATTTGCGTTCGGTGACACATTCAGAAGAAAATAGTCTTCGCTCTTTGTGGGCTTTCCTCCGACGAAGCACTTGATCTCAGATCGTGAGATTGCATTCGCAATCAGTGACGTGGCCGTGTAGATCGCCAGCTCCTTGTAGTACAGTTCCGCAGGAATATCTATCACAACCGCCGTCGCATCTCCTCCGATCTGCTGCTTTGTCGGCATAATTTTCTCTAAAAAATTACTGATCCATCCCATTGTCCTCACCTCCTCGCTATAGTGTTATCGTTCTGACCTTTCTGACCTTCGGTCGTTCTTTTATCTTTGATTCCGGAACCATTGACGCCACCAGTGCCATGAATGGATCCGTCTTTCTGCTTCGTGCCTCGATCTTTGCGTACACGAATGAACCCTTGTCTGCTCCCTGCTGCCGTCCGTACCGGATCACCTTCGTGTTATTGGTCGCCCATCTCAGCACTGGATCATCGCCCCAGTGAAAATACTGGTTCAGGAAGCAGTGGTCTATGATCGGAACCACTGTGATGATGTCCGTCTGCTTCACAAGTATCAGGTTTCCGTGCTCTTTTGAGATCCCGGCACGTGCCAGCGCGTCAGATAACAGAGAATATCTGTAGTTATCTATCGCAACCATAGCGATCGAATACTTCTTCCCTGTCTCTGCGATGTAGTTCGCAATGACAGACGGGTGGATCTCGATGTCGTCCACATACTCCAGCTGTCCCTTCTTCACCCACTCACGCCACGGAGCCTTGATCCGTGGAATGTCTTTCGATGCTGAACAGATCCAGGCGTGATTGATGTCGTACCGCTTGTCTCCGTCCTTGAAGTGGAAGTTCACTGCCGCAAAGTCTGACGTCTTCATGTAGTCGATCCCGACAGTACAGCTCCAGCCTTTCAGTTCCGGCAGTTCTTTGTTCGTTGCCTTGATGTTTTCCCAGGAAGTGACCGCCGCTTCCTTCGCTCCGGCTGTCAGGTTCATTCGTTTCGACATGAACGCAGGCAGTCGCTCCGGATTCTTCTTCCACTCCCTGTACTCTTTCCTGGTTTCAGCCAGAAGGTTCGGCAGGTATGGCAATGACGGGTTTGCTTTTGTCCAGTTTGCCTCGTCGTCAACCTCTTCTTTGCTGTCCAGGCGGCAGATAAACGGCAGCAGACCGTTGTCGTCTTCCTCTCCCTGCAAGATGCCTTCTGCATCTTCCAGAAGGTCGTCCAGCGGCCCCTCTCGCACGTCTCCGTTTGTTGTGTAGTAGCTCCGGCGTGGGTGTTCTTTCTTTCCCAGTCCGGTCGTAAATACGTTTATGTTGTCGTAGTTCTCATACTGGTGGATTTCGTTGAAGATCACTATGCCAGAACGCAGGCCATCCTTGCCCTTCGGGCTGTTGGTTCGTCCTTTGACTGTGCTCTTTGTCTTGCTGCATGTGATCTTTTCCTTTGTCCAGTCGTAAAACTTTTTGATCTTCCGCAGTATCTTCGGCTCTTCGAAGAATCCGGTCAGATCCTGCACTGGACGCATGGCCTGCTCTTCGTTGTTGGCACAGATGTCTACGTCGTACTCTCTGATTCCGTTGTACGGTGATGTCAGGCAGAACGCTTCGACGGCGATCGTTCCGTCCTTGCCTGCTCCACGCCCTAACATGGCGAACAGATCCGGCCATCGCGGCATCTCGCTGTCGTCCCAATAGGTGCAGTCGTGCAGGGCAATGATGAACTTCTGCCACGGAAAAAGGTCGAACGGCACATACTCTTTCGCAAGGTGCATATATTTCGACAACTGCTCTGTATTGACGTGAATTTTTTCGTTTTTGAAGCACTTTTTCACGTGTTTTACAAGCAATTTTTGATCTTTGCTGCACTTGTATGTGTCGTTTTCAACAATGTCGATCCAGTCCTGGATCTCCGGGATCCTGCTGATGTCTGTCACAGCTCGATGTCTTCCTCTGCGACCTTATCCGTCGTCAATCCCAGGTCTTTCAGGATCGTCAGCATCGCCCTGGTGTACTGCGGTAGCAGCTTCACGTTCGGGTTGTCTTTTTCGTACTCTTTTCCGGCGGCAGACGTTGCAGTGTAGGACAGGCCGCGCTTCTTGATGTCGGCTTTCATCTTCTTGACTAGGCGGAAATATTCGACATAATCGTCCACCAGTCCCTCGAAGTGCGACACGTCTGCTCCCTTTGCTCTCAGCTGTGTCATCAGTGACTCCCTGATCGCCTTTTCTGATTTAGCTGCCATATCCATCACCTCACTTTTTCCTCGCGTATGCGCGCGTAGCTTTTTTGTCGTGCCCCCTTCCCGTTGTTGGTTTCCCCTTCAGGAAGGGGCTACGGGGTGGTGGGGGTGTTACCATCTTTCTTCGTTCACATATCTGTCGTCGTTCTCCTGCGATCTGTTCCTTCGTCTTCGTTTTTCCGGGTGCAGCTTGTTGTGGCACGCCTTGCACACTGGCATCAGGTTCGTGTACGTCTTGCCCTCGAAGGTGTATGTCTTACTCAGTGCAAGCGCCGGATGCTTCCGCACGAACTGCACATGATGCACTGTGCTGATCAGCTTCTTGTTTCCGTTCTCGTCCACGTCGTAGCGTGTGATCTTCCCGGCCTTCCTGCACTCAGCACATTCGTAGTGGTTCTCCTTCAGGACTTCTTCCTTCAGTGTGATCCACTCCTTAGACTTGTAGAATTTCCACAGCTGTCCCTCACGGATCAGCTCCTCGATCCAGTTCTTCAGTTCATCTTGTTTCAATATCTCCACCTCCAGGCAAAAGAAAAAGAACCCCGGTTTGTTCCAGGGTTCTCCTTCTTTCCGGTATGTTCATCGTACCGTTTTCCTTGTCCTGTGAGTGACGCACTTATATTCTTCCCGACATCAGGAAGTAGAAGCGGCGGCGCAGCGTATAGAACAGCGTGCTGCCGCATGGTATTCCCTTCTGTTGCATCTGCTGGAAGGTTGTTCCTTCCTCCGTGACATACTCCAGCATAAACGGATAAAGTGCAGGATAATCCTGCACTGCCTCCGCCACTGTGTTCTCGATCTTCCTGATCTTCTCCTCGATCTCTGCGACGCTGCTTCCGTGGTCGTCCTCGCGTGCTCCACTGGTCAGCGCCTTGTGCCATTCTCTGTATTGATGACAGTATGAGTATGCCGTCAGGAACGCGTGCTTGCTGATTCCGTAGCGTTTGTTCAGTGGTCGCACGTTTGGCATGTCTTATCTCCTTTCTTTCCGACACCTGCCGCAATCGCCGAAGGATGCCCCGAAGCATCCCCGGCATGTGACTGGTCTAGTCTGTTGTTTCGTGTTCCTGCTCTCCTGTTTCTTTTCTGGCTTTCGTTTCGTCTGCATCCTCCTCCTTCTTTCCTGTGATGATCTCTCTCATGTATCTGTGCGGTACTTCCGCCCTGATCCCGTTGAAGATCAGATCTGCCTTTGCTGCATTCTTCATCAGTGTCTCCAGATCCGACACCTTCAGCTGCACTCTGTCCTCTGCTGTGATTGCATCCATTAGTCCCATGTTCGTTTCTCCTTTCGATCTCCTGCGCCCTGCGTGGCGGGCGCTGATTATTTGATTGCTTTCGCTCCGATGACGCAAGCCGGGGCGAAGCGAGAGCTGATCACTGCGTTGTTGTAGTAGACGGTGCCGGACGCGCGCACATACCACGTATGGTTCGCGGCGCCTCTGTACGCAGTTCTTGTCCAGTGCCACTCTGTCTCCTGCTCCGGATTGACTTTCACGCAGTCGCGTTCTGATCTGAACCGCTGATACTTCTTTTCTTTGTCCTTCATTTCTTCCACGGACAGAAGGAAGAACGTGTCCAGTGTTGCCTCTCTGTCTCCGTTCTCCTTCAGCACAGGAACCAGGAGTCTTCTGAACCCTTCCTCGAATCTCTCCTTGAAGGCGATACTGTTCATGTTTCTGCGAATGCTGGACTCCTCCCATTTGTTGCAGCCGTTTTCATCGAACGGCATTTCATCGAACGGAAGATCTGCGAACTGTAATGTCATCGTTCGCATGTCTGGATCCGCAGCCTTGTCCTTGTCGTAGTCCAGGATATTCAGCAGGGCCGTTCCAACCCCTTCGACCTGGACTGTGATCTGTCCATCTTCTCCGAATGTTTCTCTTGCCTTGCCTGCTGCCAGGATCTCCTCGATCTGCTCCCATGTGTACTCTGCTTCTCTGATCGTTCTTGCTTTCATTGTCTGTTCTCCTTTTCTGTTCAATACTCTTTCTTCGCATACCGGGCACACCATTCTTCCCTCCGGTATGATTTCTCCACACATCACGCATCTGTCTTCCATCGTTGTCTCCTAGTCGAACGGAAGCTCTTCTTCGATTCCGTCCGGTATGTTCATAAAACCGTCGGCTCCTGTGTCTGGTGATTGTGGTGGTGGTGTCTGTTGTGCGTTCCGATCTGCTGCCGCCTTGCTCTCTGCGAACTCTGCTTCTTCCACGACCACATCTGTCGTATATACTTTCTGTCCGTCCCGGTTTGTGTAGCTTCCCGTCTGAATCCTTCCCACGACTACCAGCTTCGTTCCCTGGTGTGCATACTTCTCGATGAACTCTGCTGTCCGTCTGAAGCATACGCAGGAAGGAAAGTCTGCACTTGCTTCTCCGTCCCTCTTGCCTCGTCTGTCTACTGCAAGTGTGAATCTGGCGATTGCCATAGGCTCCTCTCCCTGTGTGTATCTCACGTCCGGATCTCTGGTCAATCGTCCCATCAGGATCACCTTATTCATTCCGGTGTCCTCCCTTCTTGTTTCTCTTGTGCTGTGCTTTCAGTTCCTTCACTGTCAGCGTGATGATGATAGCTGCTGCCAGCACCAGGCCGACCGCTACCAGCACCATGGCGATCCACAAGATCGCGCCTCCTGATACCATCAGCAGCAGCTTCATGTCCTCCCATGCTTCATACATCTGTCTGTCCTCCCTGAATGATTTTGTTCAGCAGTGTCTCATACATTGCTCTGTAAGTCTCTGCTTTTGCTGTTTCTCTGATTGCTTCTTCCTTCCAGTCTTCCGGGCTTGCTCTCTTATCCACCATCATGTCCCCCCCCTCTTCTTTTCTGTCTATTCCGATCGCAACGCCCAGGGCCTTGTCGATGGCGTCCATCTCTTTTCTGCTCATTCTCCCCAGGAACTTTCCTGCTCTCTGCTTGTCCAGTGTCGTCATTCCTTCACACAGGGCGACTGACTCGCGCCCTGTGCTGTAGACTGTGACATGTGTTTCCAGGTTCTTCTTCGGTTTCGATGTCAGAAACACCACCGTGATCTCATTGCTGTATCTGTTGTTCATGTCGTTCGATACGACCACCGCCGGACGATCCTTCTTCATTTCGCTGCCGATCTGTCCGCGATCGTTGTTTATGTAATATATATCTCCACGTCTCACTGCTTGTGTGTATACCATGCGTTCTCCTCCTGGTTCCAATACTTTCTCTCTCCCAACTGCTGCCAGCCGTTCGTCTTTTTTCTCCGATTCCTCTGTGCTCTTCTCAGCTGCTGCCGTCTGATCATCGGGATTCCTTTCATCTTGCGGCGATTGTTACTCATAGGCTGCTCTTTTTGTGATCCTTTCTTCTCGCCTATCGTATAACCTGCCTGTCCTAATTTAGCCCGTGCCTCCGCTAACGCGTCCACGTTTACTGTGCAGTCAGCCACTATTCTCTCTTTGATCTCTTCCTGCTGCTCTGGTTCCTGACTGACCTGTCCTTTGTCTTTCTTGTATCTTGTGATCTGCTTCTTGATCCATTCCGTGATCTTGTTCAGTTTCATTCTTCCTTCCTCCCTATGCTCCTTCTATCCCGATCACGCAGTAGCCATCTACCAGCGCCGACGATGTGCTGCTGTCTTCCAGGTGGTTCACTCTCAGCTGCATCTGCTCTCCTGTCGCCCTGCCCTCGCTGAACTCCATCGCTATGATCGTACTGCCATCGCTGATCTCTGTGGACTTCACGATCAGGAAGGTCTGTGTCTTGCTTCTGATCCGGTCGAACACATCGCAGGACAGCCGGATCGTTTTCTTCTTATCGTCTGAAGGAAGATGCTGCATCTTCTCTTCCTGCTCTCGCTCTTGCAGCTTTCTCTTTGTTTCTCTGTCGATCGCCGCCTGCTCTTCGTCATAACGCTGCTGTTCTGTCTTCTCATCTTCTTTCTTGTCTATGTACTGGTCGCAGCTGGTGCAGGTCGATGTCTTCACGTTGCACTCCAGATACCTGCTGCATCCGTAGCAGATCGACGTGATCCCTTCCGGATGTGGCGTCTCGTAGTCGTCTCCTGGTTTTGTTGTTTCTTCCTGCTCCGGTTCCTGTCTCTCTGCTTCTTCCGGCTCTTCTGCCGCTGCCTTTGCTTCCTTCACTTCTTTCCAGGTCAGCCCGCCGGACTCCTGGCTCTTCTCCAGCATGGCCTGCTGCTGTTCCTGATCCATGCCGCTGATCTCATACGCTGCACTGAATGTCAGTCGTCCTTCTTTCAGCTGCTCCGTGAACTCAGGGATCAGTCGCTCATTGATGGAGTCGATCTGTGCGATCTTCGTTCCCGACATCTGCATGATCGAAGCGATCACATCACGAAGGCGTCCGCTGTCCAGCGTATAGCCCTGAAGCGTCAGTCCGTTATCCTTCATGTACTGGAGTGATTTTCTCAGCTGCTGTTCTTCCTGGAGCAGATCCGCCATAGTCTTATCACGGTATGCGTTCGCCATGATGATGTTGACCATTTCTTCGTGTTCTTCTGCTACGCTCTTGATCTGACATGTTGCGATCTCGAACTCCTCATAGCCTTTCTTCAGCAGGAGCTGCAATGCTCTCCATCGTCTTTCCCCTGCGATTATCCTGTACTCTCCGCGCTCACACGGCGCATACATGACTGTCATGTTCTCCAGGAGTCCGACTGTCAGGATCTCCTGTGCCAGCTTTTCGATGCCGTTCATGCTGTAGAAGTTCCTGTCATTGCTGTACATCTTCCTGATGCTGATGTCCTTTGTGCGGAATCTTGCTCGCGGCTTATCCTCTGCCGCTGCCTTGCTGTTTCTGTTCAGCGCGTCCATGACGCTCCACCCTGCTGCCATTGTTTACTCCTCCATTTCTTCCAGGATTTCCCTGGCCACTTCTCTGTAGTCTCTTGTCACGATGCTGCTCTTTGAGAACACCGGAAGCGGCACGCGTTGCATAGTTGCCTTTTCTGCTACGATCGACCGTCTGACCGATGTCTCGAAGCATTCCTGTCCGGATGACTCTTTCAGCCACTGTTCCACCTGAAGACTGGTCTGGTTCTTTTGTCTCATTGTCATCAGCACTTTGATCTTGATGTCTTCGTTCAGCCCTCGCAGATCTTCCACCTGCTCCGCCATGTTTGCGATTGCTTCCACCTCGAAGCCTCCGACCTTCACAGGAAGGATCAGCAGATCCGTCGCTACAAGTACGTTCGTAACTGTCATGTCCATCAGCAGTCCACAGTCCACTATGCAGTAATCGTATGCGTCCTGCACTTCCAGCATGGCCGCCGCGAATCTGATAATCTGGTCTTCCTTCTCGTTCAGCAACAGTTGCATGTTTGTCCGCATCAGATAGCCGTTCGCCGGGATAATATCCACATTGTCGTATGGCGTTGTCTGGATCAACTCTGTCGTGCTATATGTACCTCCTGTGCTCCTGTGCTTCTCCAACAGCTCCGACATGCCGATTCCTTCCGGTTCAAAGCGATCGTACAGCATTGATACGTTTCCCTGCTGGTCTGCATCCACCAGCAGCACCTTCTTTCCGTGTTCCTGTCCCAGGATATAGGCAAGTGATGCCGCCGTCATCGTCTTGCCGATCCCGCCCTTCTGGTTCATTACTGTGATAATTTTCATTGATGTGTACCTCCTGTTATCAATTTCATTTTTCTTCGCAAGCGTTCTGCGTGTTCATTCGTCACGATATACTCTCCGCACTCCTGCCTCCACATATCCTTGTGCCTTGTGTCTCCGTCGTACCATCTGCACTCATCGCAGACGAAGCAAGGTTCTTTTGCTTCTCCGGTACAGTTGTCTATCGTTTCCACGTTGTTTGCACAATGGTTACAGAGGCATCTTCCGCACGGAAAAGCGCAATCACTTCGCCTCATGCTGTTCTGTATCTCGCGTTTTCGTCTTCCCGGCTCCTCGCCCAGCTTTCCAGTTCATCAATCGCTCTCTTGTAGCAAGCAACGTCATCGTCCTCTTCGACTTTGATGATCTGCTTCCGATCGGGGCCGTCTCCCTGATAAATCTTGATGAATCCGGGCCTGTTCATGGAGAATCTGCTGTGAACACGCAAGTTGTATCTTCTCCCGATAGGTCTGTACACCTCATAGAACTTTCTGACTACTGCTGCATATTCGTCCATCGTACCCTCCTACTGCATCGGTGATACTTTCCTGTTTTTGTGTACGGTCAGATTCTGACACAGCATCGTGTCCTCGCCCTTTCCTGTGTCGATCGGCTTCAGGTTTATGTACTCTTTCAGGATCTTGATTGCTTCTTCTGCCCCGTAACATACAACGCAGTAGTGCCCTGCGTCTGCCAGGGCTTTCAGCATTTCCTTCTGGCTCTTTTCTATCGTTCCTTTGTCGTACTTCATTTCGATGTACAGACCGTTATAGATGCCCTTCGGCACTGGAAGGCTCAGATCAGGGATCCCTGCTTTGACGCCCATCTGTTTCAGTTTCACGGCTTCGGCCTTGTTCCGGCTTCCGCCATTCGGGCAGTGATGCAGCAGCTTCAGCTCCGGGTGTGCGTTCTCGTTCCACATCGCCCAGCTGATCACGTTGATCTGCTCCGTGTCTTCACTCCTTCTTGCGTATCGCATGTTCATCTTCTTTCTTTGCTCCTTTCGCTCGCATTCGTGCGTATATGTAGAATCGACCGTTGAATGTGTTGTACTTCACTTCTGCCTCTGCGAACTCATACATGTCGCCGTACCACTTTGTCAGGTGGTCGCAGATCTTCAAGTTTCCCTTCACGATCCTGTTTACATGATATTGTTTTGTCTTGTAGTGGTTCACTTTCTCCTTTGGCTTTCTCAGCCCTGTGGAAGCATTCCACGTCTTCTGGTATTTGCTCTTTCTCTCTTTTTCTTTTGTGATGTACCTTGCAGCACCTACAAGTCCGTTTTCGTCTTTCTGTAATCTACGAAGGTGGTTCCTCTTGCCCTTGTTCCAGGTCGCTTCCACTGTGTCCATGTCCAGATCTCCGTCCATGACTATGTGGTGATGGAACCTTCCCTTGCTTCCGCACTCTGTTGTATAGACATATCTCACATTCTTCAGTCCCATCTTCTTGCGCTTGTAATTCAGCCGCTTGATGAAGTTCTGCATGTTCCTGACCGCTTCTTCCAGCGTCTCAGGTTCTTCTGTGTATGTAAATGTCGCCCATATATCCCTATTGTCGAAATTCTCCAGGATCAGGCGCTCGCACATCTTCCTACTGTTCTTATCGTTCAGGTTCTTCTGTGCCTGTCTCTGTTTCTTTCTTCTTCCTTCATCCGGGATCTGGTTCTCCTGTCTCCTTGTGAACTCTGGATATATTTCAAGTTCCAGCTGATCTCCCGATCTGATCTCCTTTGTGGCATATATGTTCTTCACCTTGCCTTCCTTCAGGAGTCTCTTCTCGTTCTCTTCCTCCATCTGTTCCAGGCTGTTCTGATATGCTGCTTCATAGTCGTATGGGACATATACAGTCCTTCTCTTTCTCTTACTCATGTCTTATACTTCCTTCGTAGACTTGTTAGTATCCATTACAAGGCCGATTTAAGACGTTCAAGAAATGCGCGGCTTTGTTGACTTCCGCTGTTGCCTGTTGTACAATACTATTGATGTGTACTTTGGTTCTCAGCATTGTCTGGAAGCCATTGTGTAGCCTTCCGGAGCCGCCAAGCATACCGGAAGGCTTTTCTTTTACCCTGCTTTTCTGACATCTTCTTCTACCTTCCTGACGCTCGTCAGGCGTACCTTCACGCCTTCTTCTCTTGCGTTCAGGATCATGGCGATCGCTTTGAACGCCTTCATCGGATCAGGCCTGTTGTTTTTAACTGCTGCCATGTGGCTCACCTCTTTCCTTTTTTTCTGTTCCTTGCACTGATGTTCAGCTTTGCAATGTTTCGACCGACTTTTGTCAGCTCTGCTTCATCAAACCGGAGTTCTCTTCTGTTCATTTCCAGATTTATCTCGTTGTCTATCAGGAAAAGATTTTCTATATTACAGTTATCTTTGTCTCCGTCCAGGAAGCTCACCATCTTCCCTTTCGGAATCTCTCCGTGATGTTCTTCCCACACTGCTCTATGCACGAACTCAAACCGTTCTCGCTGTGTTCCGTCCTCCTGCACCTTTCTGATCAGATAGCCGTCCGTTGTATGTGTGAACTCTCCGACTTCCATCTTGTTTGCTGGTGTGTGTCCTTTTTGGAACATTGTGTGCTTTACTTTCTCGTACACTTCTGGCGACATCTTCTGTCCTTTGTTTTGTGGTTCATGCCCTTTCTGGAAGCGTGTGTTCACTCCTGTAGTGATCCCGTGATTTTTCTTGTAGACTCTCACTTTCTTTCCTGTGATCGTCCCTTTTCCGTATTTTTCGTTCACTGCTTCCGCAATCTCTTCTGATGTTCTTCCTGATGCAATGCTCCGGATAAATGTTTCCATCCCTTCCGGATATACCAATGAACAGCCTTTCGGTGTTCCGCCTTTTGTGCCGCTTTTCAGTTTGTGATTGTGCTTGTACTGTTTGACCTTTGCTTCCGTGAACTCTATCTTGTATTTTTGATAAAATTCTCTATTGAGATCTGCTGTCAGTTTTTTTGTGCTCGTTCCGACTACATGATCTCTGATGTACTGCCCCACTTCTTCCGGATATTTATGCATTTTCTTTCACCACCAGCATCGCAGGAACTTTTCTTTCCTTGCTTCCCGTGTTGTAGCCATATTCGTCCATATGCTTCATGGCGTTCAGCTGCACGTTTGCGTTGTTGATGATCGTTGTTGCGACTTTCGTCGTTGCTTCTGCCCGTTTTATCTCTTTGTCCAGTCCCTCCTCATCCAGATCGTCGTCGTTGATCCTTTCAAGTGCCTCGAACAGATAATTGTTCAGGTCTGTCAGTGTATTCTTCACGACACTACTCTCCTTTCTATGTACTGCCTTCCGGCATGGTCTATCTGCATCCGCATGATGCAGTCATGTATATCACTACTCCCTTCCTGGCAATGTGTGACACTGTGCTGCGCTTTTCTCATTAAAAAGCTGCTCAAAACCTGATGACCTGCTATGCAGGATTCTGGCAGCCTGCACACGCCGCTATGTTTTCACAATGTTCATCGGATGGCTTTCAGCTTGCCATCGTCAGCGATCACGTTGCCATCGTGACCGGACGGGGCCTGTGCCCCGTTTCGGCTTCTATCCTTTGAACATTTTCTTCAGCAGCTCAGTCGCTTCTTTTGCAATTTCGCCGCCCGCTTCAGCAAACTGCTTCATAAGTTCCTTCTGTTCTGCCGTCTCTTCCTGTGTTGGAAGTTCCAGTGCATTCACTCCCTGTTCCATTGCTTTGAAGACCGCATACAGGATCAACATACAATCCTCTTTTGTTTCGTACTCTGCTACTTCTTCACAGCATCCGTCATACACCATGAGCGTGTGTCTGATCTTGTCTTCCTTCTTTCCTTTGGTATACTCCTTTGTCTCTTCGTACCCGATTCCTTCAATGTGCCCGGACAGGTTGTACAGCTTCTCTTTGTTTTGCGATAAAATAAACATGTCGCCCTCCTTAATATTCATAGTCTTTGTTCGTGTCTGCATCGTCATAGCCCTTCGCCATGATCTGATCGTAGCAGTCCCAGCAGACCAGCCTGCATCGGATCCCGTTTGCGTCCGTCGTATACTGCATGTCTTTCCGATCGGCGTGGTGTCCGCAGACCGGGCACCTTCGAAAGCCACTTTTCTTCGTTCTTGCCATTATCTCCCGGCCCTCCTTTTCTCTATCTTGTCTAACTGCTGCATAATTTTCTCGTATCTTCTTCTGCTGCTTTTCTGTGCCTGGTATTCTTTCGCGAAGCTCTGTGTGTCTTCTCCTTTTATTGCTGCCTCTGCCATCTGATCCGCTGCCTGCTCCATCTTTTTCTGTGCTCCTGCTTCTTTGTCGTATGCCATGCAGTAGCATTCGTGCATCAGCTCTTCCGGGATCTGATTCTCTTTTATTTCTTTTCTTAATCTTTCGTTTTCCAGGCTCAGTCTGGCGGCTGCGTCTTTGTTTTCTATCTCTACCCTGTGTATAGTTTCATTTCTTTTCTTTAGCGTCTTGATCTCTTCCTTCAGCTCGTCCGTTTGTTCCTCTGCGATCTCTGCGCGGCGTTTCATGCTGTACGCAGTGTCTTCTCTGATGTTCTCCTCTGCCAGCTCCAGAACGCCCTCCATCGCAAATCCTACATAGCTGTTTTCTCCAAGTCCTTCCACGATCTTTCTGATCTCTTCGATTGCCTGTCTTTCCTGGTCTTTCGTTGTCATGCCTGCCCCTCCTCGTTTTCTCTTTCCTCTTTCATAAGCCATATGTTCTCGTCCTCGCTGCATACTCCGAAGTATTTGTCTGTCCGTGTGAAGAAAAATTCGATTCCATAAAACTGCTTGATCGCCAGTTTGAAAACTTCCCATCTGTCCTTGCAGCTTCTACAAGTGTTGTCCCAGTATTTGAAGCCGAGTCCCTGATCTGGATTTCCGATTCCCGGTGTTGCTTTTCTTCTTTCATCAATGGCCTTGTCCCATGCGCGAATAGTTTCCTCTAATTCGCCGCCCATTTCTGTTTCCATGAACTTTTTCACATTCAGCTTCATTCTTTTCTCCTTTTCTATGTACTCCCCGACAAAAATGTCGGGGACATCCTATGCCGTCAATCCTGCGCGAACTGTTTCGCCCATCTTCAGGCCGATCATAACGTACTTGACTCTTTCCTTGTCTGCTTCAGACAACTGCTCCAGCAGTTCAACGAACTCGCGTGCGTCTTCGGCCTTACGGTTTACAGTTTCTTTTCTTTCAACTGCTGCCATGTTCATTCCTCCTTCTTCTTATGCTGTCACCAGTTCATAGTCTTCCAGTAATTCCTTCAGGTTGATCTTTCTCCAGCGATGAAGCTTCTTGTCTCCTGTAATGTTCTTTACTGGTTCCGGAAGTGGCTCGCCTGTGATGACGTTTCTCTCCCATAAAAGATACTGTTTCAGTGAATTGTGATAGTGTCCATCATTATGTACTTCGATGAATTTATGCTCGTTTCTCTTATTTCTATAGGTTGTGATCGTTGTCATATCTTCCTGCCTCCTTGCGGCTTGTTTTTCTTCTTTGTCCCGCCTATACTATGTATTAAGTCGTTGCCGCGGCTTAATACATAATAGGAAGGTGGTGTTCTCATGTCTTGCGATGAGCAGAAAAAGCGTGATGTTGCTATTATCTGTACAATTTTGTCTTTGCTCGATCACCCAGTCGATGCTGCTGGTGTTTTGTCCGAGTATGACAAGGCTCTGCGCGAAGTAGAAGAAGCTACTGCTGAGTAAGTGGCGGAACCAGGAACGGAGTGGAATCTGCTCTCTGTTTCTGGTTCTTTTCTATTGAAAGTTGCAGATATTCAGGAAGCATCTTCGCTTCTCCATCTGTCCACCCAGCTTTTTCCAGTTCTTTCAGAATGTTCTTTGCTGTTTCCATTACCGCATATTTGTCTATCCCTGCGATCCTTGTTCCCGGTGTTTTTATGATTGTCTCCGTCTCTTTTCATCTCCCTTCTGTTCCTTACAAGAACATATTACTTCTTTAGAAGAACTTTGTCAACAGTATTTTGTTCTTTTAAAGAACTTTTTTATTGACCTTTTGTTTTCAACGTGGTATTGTGTAATCAGAAAGAAGGTGAATAACATGACGCAAGGCGAACGCGTGAAAGAAGTACGCAAGGCTTTAGGCCTTACGCTTGACAAGTTCGGCGTTAAGATCGGAATGAAGAAAAATTCAATCAGCCAAGTCGAAAACGGACACAACGCTTTGACCGAACAGATGGCAATATCTATTTGCCGCGAATACAATGTGAATTATGATTATCTGATAAATGGCGAAGGGGAAATGTTTGACGACCTGCCGCAGACGGTTCTCGACGAATTGTGTGCGCAGTACGATCTGGATGATCTGGACAGGACTCTGGTAGAAATGTATATAGAAATGCCGGAGCAGGTTCGGGACTACCTGAAGCAGGAGATCAGGAAGCGATTTCTGAAGGAAGACACAAAAAAATAAGGGAACCCATATGGATTCCCTTTTTCTCACTTCGGAGTATGTATGTATATGTACTTTACGAATCTGTAGATCCGCTTCAGCTGATCCTCCGAAGTGATCTTCTGGAGCAGTGCGTCGATCTTCTGGCGTATGTCCATCCGCATCACCTTCCTTCTGGTTTCATTATATCTCAAATTATGGAAGAAAAAAGGTGATCGGTATCTGTTTCCCGAAATCGGGAAATAACACCAGAAATCGACTGCTGCCGTCGCAAACCTGCTATGCTATTTGTAAACCGAATCATATAGATCACTCATTTTGACATCCAGGGCACGGGCAATCGCTTCCAGCTGGTTCAGCGTAGGCGATACAAGGCCGTTTTCGATATTGTTCAGTGTCGTCTTCCCGATTCCTGTGGCAGCCTCCAGCTGTTTCAGTGTCAGGCCTCTTTCGTTCCTGGCTTGCCATGTTAAAACCTCCATGTAGTATGCCTCCTGGTATTATGTAAGCGTGAAGGCTCGAATCTGCATAGAATTTTATAGATTGGAGGTGTTTGCTCTGCCAGAACCGTCAAAAATAAAACCGCGGTTC